TCCTGATACTCTTTGTAAGTAGTGATGTCACCGGTAAAAACGGCTTGCTTGACCACCTCCGGGGTGCTGGGCTTGGCCGCAGCATACAGCAGTTTCATAGGCTGAACGTCCAGAATGGACTTGCCTTCCAGCTGGATGTTGCCGAACTGTTCGGCAACTCTCACCATGTTGTCACCGGTGTCCCGGCTGATACCGACAGCGGTGCACCACTTGCCCCAGCTGCCCTGATAGTGGTTTGCGGTCAGATCGTGGGCGTGCTTTGCGGCCATAATGCGGGCCATGTTGCCGGTGATGAAGGTCTGCGCATCCTGCAAAAGCAGGGCGTTTGTCTGGTCGTCTGCACCAAAGTCAAAGGTGGGTGCGGCGGGATTACTCAAAGAGCTGCCGGAGGTGGCGGATAGTGCAGCATTCTTTCCGGTTGCATTGCCCGGAGCATCGGAGCCGCTGGCAGCATCTGCCGTCTCCGTCGTAGGGCTTGACCCCTCCGGCGCTGCCGGGGATGCCGCAGTTTGGCTTTCCGCAGCAGTGGCAGCATCCGAACACTGCGCGGATGGGGTAGGGCGTTCTTCCACCGGTTCGATGGGCGCGTTCTTGCAGGGCTTGGCATTTTCCAACGCGTCCAGCATTGCGCAGTCGATTTCGTACTCATCCAACGGGGCGAACTCCGCGCCGTTGGTCAGGAACGCCTGTGGGGTCAGATTCTTGTCTGCCGCTCTGGCCAGCTCAAATCTATTCGTCATGATACGGCTTTCTTTCCAAATGCTGCCGTTCCAGTGCCAGAACCGGCCGCGGTAACAGGCATAAACCGTCTTGTTGGAAAGCTTGGAACTGATGGTGTAGTCCGTCATGCCCGCACCTCCGTGTCCTTGAGCCTGTCCAGCATCTCGGCCTGCACATCCTTGCTCATGGGCTGGATGTTGTTGCCCTTCCAGCCGTAGCAGAGGATGGGCCCGTAGATATGCTGGCCGCGATAGATACGGTTCAGGTCTCTGCCCATGATGCCGTACACCAGCACTGCCGGGGTGCGTGGCAGGACTTTCTGCTCACAGGGGCACCGCAGCAGTGCTTCGATGCCCTGCAGCGTGTCCGGCAGGGTGGTGACTACCGGTTCTTTGCCCGGTTCGATCAAAATTCCTTTCATTGTAAAACCTCCGATTTTGTGATATCATCGGGGTGATGAAGTCGTTCAAATTCATCATCCCTTGCAGCTCGTCGGTGTTGGCGCACCGGCGGGCTTTTTTCGTATAGTGCGTACCGGCGGCAGGCTGTCCACCTCGCTGCGGTCGATACGTTCCCGCGCAAATGTGTACTTGTAAGTTCGATGGCTGCCGCTGAGCCCATGGCTGACGGCAGACGCAAAGCTGTTCGCGCTCTTGTAGCCCAGCCGCCGGGCACACATCTCGGACGAGCCGGATGCCAGCAGATCGCCGGTTTTGGCATCCCAGACGGTGTACCACATGACGCTGGCAGCGTTTTCATTACGCGCCCTGTAATCCCTGCAATATTGGTTGTGGTGCTCTCTGCGGCAGGAAGCGCAAAAGCGCAGGTTGCCAGCAACATTTTCCATCACCTTGCCGCAGTCCAAACAGACGCGGGTAAAGTGCTTTCCTTTATTCATGGGTGGTGTCAGCCCGCCTTCCTGCCGCTCTTCACGGTGTTGCGGGGCTGCTGATGCACCTTGCGGCGGCGTTTCTCACGTGCTTCGGCGGCAAAGCCCAGCCGCATGAAGAAGATCGCCAGCAGGATCAACACCATGGCCGTGACGAACGCACCGTCCGAGACGGTGCCAAGGGTCTGAAAGCTGCCCTCCAGCCCCAGGCCGTACAGCAGGCCCACCACAAAGCAGGCCATTGCCAGCCAGTACCAGACAAAGGATTTAATCTTCATGCGGATTCATCCTCCCTGCTCATTTCCGGGAAGAAGAACTTCCCGATCTCGTCCTGCTGAATGTCCAGCAGTTCACACATTGCCGCGATCTCTGCGCTCGTCCACGGCTGGTTCCCGTGCATCCTGCCGCTCATGGTGTCACGGCCAATGCCGATGTACTCAGCCACTTCCTGATCCCGGAATCCGCAGCTGTGGAACCGGCCCCGCAGCTTCCAGTATGGGATCTGCTTGAAAGTGCCGCGAATAGTTGATGTGTTCAACATTTTATTCCTCCTTCTTTTTGGCGGGCAGCCCATCCAGCAGGCTGTCCATCAGGGCAGCGTAGAACGGGTAGCCTTTGGCGACGATGGTCAGGCTGTCAATGGCGCTGGTGAGGTAGCTCTGGGAGCCGCGCACCACGTTCTCCATGGTGCGCACCGTGTCGCAATGCTGGCCGTAAATGGCCTTGAACTCACCGCACAGGGCCTTGACCTGCATATACTTGGCCTTGCTGTCCTCGCGGTTCTTGCGGCACTCGTCCAGAAAAGCGGTGTTCTCGTCCAGCTTCTTCCGGGCTTCGATCACCCGGTCGATGGCGCTCTGGATGTTGGCGTCCTGCACGGCCTGCTGCTCTTTGTGCTGCGCGGCCAGCTGCTTCTCCATCTGGTTGAAGGCCTCGATGTACTTGAGCTTCCACTGCACGGCTTCCTTGCCCGTGAAGCCCATGGCCAGCAGGGAAAAGCCGTCACGGTTCATCAGGTACATGGGGTACTTCTGGTGGTTCTGCGGGTGGGTGTACTCAGACTTGAAGAACATGGGGGTCTGTCCATTTTTGGACACCCCTTCTTCGAGAGCTTTGATGTCTCTCAAAACATGGTTGTGTTCCTTGCCAAAGCGCTTGGCAACGTCCCGGCTGGATGCCACCGGTTCGCCGTTCTGGGTGGATAAGATGATGTCGTTCATGGTGAATATGTACCTCCTTGTGGGTGGCTCCCTTCTGCGGTATACTTGAGCGGAAGGGAGATGTTGAAATGCCTGAAACAAAATTTAGATGTCCATATTGCGGAGTTGAATTTATCGAGAAAAGTGATAATACGAAAATCCGAACGATTGATTACGGCCGAGATGCGGACGAATTAGCGATAACTGGCTACACATGGCTTGATCATGAAATCCAAGCTCGTTACCACTGCTGCCCAGCGTGTGAGAGATATTCCGTTCGGATTACAGGATTCGACAACGCTTTCTCATTGACGTATCCTCCGTATACGGGAATGGTTCTGCCAGATTACATCCCGGAAGCCATCAGAACAGATTACCTTGAAGCTTGTTCTATTCTGGATAAAAGTCCAAGGGCGGCTGCTACGCTGGCCCGCCGCTGCTTGCAAGGAATGATTCGGGACTTCTGGGGAGTCCATGACAGAAGCTTGGCGAAAGAAATGGAAAGGATTCAAGATAAAATTCCCGCGGATTTGCATGAAGCGCTTAAAAACCTTCGTGAGCTGGGTAACATCGGTGCCCACATGGAAACAGATGTGAATCTGATTGTTGACATCGATCCAGGCGAAGCCCAAAAGCTTATCAAGCTTCTGGAAGTGCTTTTCAAAGACTGGTACATCGCACGGCATGACCGCGAAGAACTGTATAATGACATCCTTGCTATAAATCAGGATAAGCAGGAGCAGCGTCATCGGTCCTGAACATCATTCACACTAAGAGAATCCGGCACTTCGGAGCATCCGAAGTATCCGATTTGTAAAGATATGTAGATATTCCCGACACCGTTTTGGTCATGATGAAGGCTTAGAATCCTTACATCATCATGACGGATCAGTTCCTTCAAAAGTTCTCCAGTCGGCACATCCTTCAGCGCCCAGCGTTCCTCTTCCACAGGTTCGCTGGGCTTTTTGTTGTTGTCCATGTGTTTCACCTCCTTGTGTGCACCTCGCTCCTGCGGTAGAATAAAGGGGCAGAAGGGAGGTGAAAAAATGAGTGATATTCAAAAACTTGCCTACTATCAGCGGGAAGTTGCGAAGATGGCTGCCTTTACTTCTACGGCAACACGGCTGGCAGGATGTGTGGATCCAGCGCTTTTGAAAGCTGGAGTTATAGGCTCTCAGCTCCAGGCAACTGGAATGATAAACCCGTCATTGGCCCGGTTCATTGCGGAGCAAAACTCAATCATGCAAAAATTTTATCCGGGCATGGCAGCACAGCTGTATGCCAACACCTATAAGTTTGCGGCAGTAACAAAGGCAGCTTCATCGTTTACCAAAACCATGGAACTGGCAAACCGTCTGGCTCAGGATTGGGAAGAAGCTCCGCTCTTGAGAGGTGAATGCGCTGAAATCTCAGTCGAAGATGCCAGAGCGGTGGTTGAAGAAGTAAAGCCGTATATGCCAGAAATGGCAGTGACAACTATTGATGAAAAACTCGCAAAAACTAAAACCGCCGATGTAAAGATTCCTTGGGACAAAATAAAGGAAACCATTCTGTTCATTGTAGCCATCTGGTCGTTGCTTCTTCAGCTCAAACCGGATCCTCAAACAGAGATTCAAGCTGAAATGCTTGAACTGCAAAAGCAGGAAACAGAGCGATCAGAGGAATTTCGACAACGAACCGAGGAGCACTTCAAAATTGTTGAGGATGCGCAGGAACGAATCGTTCAAGCTGTTGAGATGTTTGTAGACCAGCTCATCGAAGCTGATAATGAGAGCGATGGTGTCGCTAAGGCGATTGATTCGCAGGACGTTTTGGAAAACTGCGATGCTTTGCAGCAACAGGCTGACCACTAGCAATGATGTTGTTCTTTTCAAGCGCTTGATTTCTTTCTCCATCTTTACCCAGCGTTCCTCTTCCACAGGTTCGCTGGGCTTTTTGTTGTTGTCCATGTGTTTCACCTCCTTGTGTGCACCTCGCTCCTGCGGTAAAATGGAGAAAACAGGAAGGATGTGATAAAAAATGAGCGAAAATAAAGAAATTGAAAAGCTTACAGGTTATCATCGTGAAGCTGCGAAGATGGCTGTTTTTACCTCTACGGTAAAGCAGCCGGACTGCAGTCAGCTTACAGAAGAACAGTTGAAAGCTTTACTTGATGCCTGCGACCACTCAAAAAGCTCTTACGCCGAGGAAGCGGCTTCCGAAGACCTGCGTGAACTGCGAGAAAAATTTGAGCAGAGCCAGAAAGAACATTGCGAAGTTCTGCACAAGTTGCAAGAACAGCATGATGCAGAGATGAGAGATCAGGCCAAAGAAAATAGATTCAACCGAGTATGCAATGTGATCGCAATTTTGATTGCGGCTGCATCGATGTTCATTTCTTTAGTAAAATGACAACCAATGCCAGAATCTGGATGCAAAGAGCAAAGATTTGCATTTCGTGGTTCTTCATCTTCTTCACCTCCTTTGGATGGCTGGCAAGTATGTATTTTTCACTATGGATGTGCTATCATAAAGACACCCCAAAACGGAAGGAGGTGAAAAAACATGAGCTTGTCATTGACTAAAATGGCTGTTCTTACTGGATATGCAAATACCATTTCCCTCAAAGAATTTGCAAAGAACCGTTTATTTCTGGTGACACCTGCTGGCATGATCAGCGGTATCCCCGTATTTGATGAGGAAAATAGCAATCCGAACATTGCCGTTGCGCAGACAGTTAACTCCTCAGCTCTCAAGGCCGTTTCCAAAGCTGCTTCTGCTGAAGAAGAAAGTCCGCAGACGGGTGAAAGCTGTGAGTTTATTCTGCTAAAGGATGCTCGTCTGGAAACCACAAGTCCCGTTGTGAATTTCCCTGTTCTGACTGTCTTTTGTGACCAGATCATTGCTGTGACCCTTGGCACTGATCTCACCAATGGCTAACACCTCGCGATTTTGCCGCCCTTGTACCGCTAATACAAGGGCGGCAATTTCTTTGGGTTCACCAATGATTTTGATTTTCATGTTTTTCACCTCCTTTTGGATGAATTAAATAATCTACTTTAAGTAGATGCACTGGCGAAAAAAATTTGGTCGATGGGAATGCCGACGACCTCACTGATTCTTTTCGCGGTGGCGACGGTAGCGTCTTCGGGCGATTGCTCGATTTTGCGGTATGTATCGCGCGAAATTCCGAGCTTTTCTGCCATTTCACGCTGTGTGAAACCGGCGTACTGGCGGGCTTGTTTAACGGTGAATCCCAAGTTCACACCTCCTTTCGTCTGGGTTCGAGAATACTATACTCCACTTTTAGTAGAATGTCAAGAACTTAAAGTAGAAAATTTTAAAATAAATGTTGACATAGCTCTACTTTTGGTGTAATCTCTACATATAAGGAGTGATTCAATTGAGCATCGCTGAAAATATTAAAAAAATCCGATTGGAACACGAGCTATCACAGGCTGACCTTGGCAAGATTGCAGGTGTCAGCGACAAAGCGGTGTCCACTTGGGAACTCGGGATAAAAATACCTCGCATGGGCGCAGTGGAGAAAATGGCAAATTACTTTGGTATCCCCAAAAGTGCAATTTTGGATGATGCCCAGCCCGCTCCTGCATCCCGTCCCATCCCCCCGGGCTTTGAGCCGATGCCGAAGATGAAGAAGATCCCGCTGATCGGCAGCATTGCCTGTGGGGAACCCATCACGGCAGAGCAGAACATTGAAAAAATGGTGGACGTGCCGGAGAACATCCGGTGCGATTTTTCCCTGACCTGCCACGGTGACAGCATGGTGGATGCCGGCATTCACGATAAAGACGTGGTGTATATCCGCATCCAGCCGGAGGTGGAGAACGGCGAGATCGCAGCGGTGCGCATTGATGGCGAAGCCACTCTCAAGCGGGTATATTACAACCCCGGCACGCTGACCCTGATGCCCGCAAACCCGGCTTATGCGCCCATGATCTACGCCGGCCCCCAGCTGGAAGAGGTGCACATTGAGGGCAAGGCCGTAGGCTGGACGCACTGGGTAGGGTAATTTTGGATTATCGGAGTCATTCCAGTCTATATAGCGAAGGAGTGTTATGTATGAAGAAAACTATGAAAAAGACCGCTGCAGCACTGTGCATTGCCGCAACGCTTGTATCTGTGGCAGCGCCGGCAATGGCTGTCAGCCCAGCAGAATATATGAGCACAGCCGCTCTTGAAGAATGCAATACTGCGACGGTAGCGCAGGTGGAAAGCCTGATCAACCAAATCGGAACCGTCACGACTGCCCGCCGCCCGGCAATTGTGGCTGCTGTAAATGCTTATAACGAATTGGACGATGCAAGCAAGGCGCAGGTCAGTAACTTTGCGGTGTTGGCAGAAGCCCAGCAGGTGCTTGGACTGAAAGACGCTCTTGCAAAGCTGAAAATCAGTTATGATAAGGTCGAGGACGCAAGAAGCTATGTGTCACCCACGGAAGACCGACTGAGCAATCAAGGCAAAAGCTATATACTGCCCTTCTTTGTAAATGGCAGCACCAATGATCCGTCAATGTTTTTCATGGTTCTGTGTAGCGGCAACAAATATGTGTACTTGGACACGATTACGATTCGCGCGGGCGAGTATAAATATACCTACACGATTGATTGGACGGATGTGGATCGTGGCTATGATGGAAAGCAGTACTGGGAACTGACATCTTTTATGGGCGATGATGAAGATATCCAGTGGTTTAAGAATATTTTGAGCGCTGATGAAATCATTATCCGATACAGCGGCGATGGTGGCAGCATCGACCACACAGTCACCCCCGAAGAGCGTCAGGCAATTACGGATGTCTTGAACGCATATGATCTGTTCAAGGCAGCAAGCCCGACTGTGCGCGCAAAGGCTTTGAATAACTGATGTAAACTAAACAAAAACTCCCCCGGCGCGCCAACGCCGGAAGAATCAACAAGAATACAGGAGGACAAAATCATGGGCTTTATGGATACTTTACAGAAAGAATCTTCTTACTCTACCGCATCCGGTAATTCGTACCAGTACGTGGTCCTTCAAGTCACACTGAAGGAAAAGTTCATCGGCACCGGCTCTGGAAACCTGACTGAGCTGGAGAATGTCATTAACCAGCAGGCCGCCAAAGGCTATCGGCTCCATACTATAACCACCGCCAACGGCGGCAGTAAGGGACTGATGGGCGGTGACCGCATTCAGGCTACAATGGTTTTTGAAAAGGTGAACTGATATAAGGACGAAAGAAAACGCCCCCCCAGTCAGACGTTGACCGCCTGATGGAGGGCTTGAATGCCGAAAGTATACGGAAGCTGAGAGAATATGCAGAGCTGCTCCTGCTTGGGCAGGAAAAAGAAGAAAAGAAACCTTAAAGCGCAGACATCCTACTATAATAATAGTGTAAAAATGTATAAAAGTGTTGTAAATATCACTTATAAGTGATATAATAGTATAGGCGCAGACAGGATGTGGTCAATCTGAACGACGTATTGTTTCAAATGCTGCTAGAAGATCTTTTTGAAAGATATGGCAGCATGCTTTCTATTCACCAGCTTTTTATACCAGAACTTGTTCTCCTTTTGAGAAGAGGCGGAATTGAGCAACAGTTCATGTCAAGGCTCTCTGATAATCTTGCAAAACTCCGGGATTATGGAGATGTTTGTATTCGCAAGAAAAAATCAAACATGGAATATCTTGTCGGACAATCTCCTTTGTGTTCCATGCGCTTTTTACTTCCGGGTTCAAACATACGTGTTCTATTTGTCTATCAGAATGAAATGGTTTACCTTCTAACCGCTTTTCATGAGCGCGCAGGGCATCAAAACACCGCTTATCCCAAATATACTCCTATTGCAAAGCAGCGCTTTAATGAACTTAAAAAGGGGGACTGATTATGTCTTGCAGAGCAACTTTATCTGATTTAATCAAAGCCATTACCCAAAACATGTCCGCTGCTGAGATGGCAAAAGCCGCAATAAATATTCAAATCCAGCAGATGATTCACGATACCCGCATGGAGAAAGGCTGGACACAAAAAGACCTTGCTGAAAAGATGGGGGTAAAGCAGAGCCTTGTTTCCCGCTGGGAGAGCGGAGAATGCAATTATACCATCAACACTTTGATTGACATTGCCGATGCTTTGGGGCTGTCGGTACAGTGCCCTTTGAAGCCCGATGAAAGAATCATGTCCACCGAACCTGAAAATGTGAAGTCTGATGCTGCAAACAACACAGCTTTTAAAACGCCTGACTTTTCTTCGTCAAGGTTGATTCGGTTCCCTGAAACACCTAAAAAGCCAACCGGAGGTGCACACAATGGATGCAAAGCAGTTTGAAGCTGACATTCAGTATCTTGGAAGCTTTCTTACGGAATGCTCTTTTGATAATAATATCATTGATGCTGTGTCGCAGTGTGAATTAACGCATCAGCTCTCCGTTTCTATCAGTGAGCAAGTTCCAATTGATGATCCTTCTAAGAAGGCTGCTTATGTCAGGCTCATTCTTGACGGCGTTTATTCATTGCAGGATGGCTCAGAAGCTTCCTGCAAGTATCACATGGTTATACACGGCAAGTTTATGATTGATAAGAGCGTACCTGACGAAGATTTTGAAACAAAATTGTGGTTCAACGGCTCTGCAGCGGTGTATGGCATTGCCCGTTCAAAAATGGAGGTTATGTCCTCTATGGTTCTTAATCATGGAAAAATCGAGCTTCCAATGGTCAATATGTACGAACTGCTCAAAGCTCAGTTTGAAAAAGAAAACAAAAGTTAATCCTCGTTCTATGTTTATCCTCCGGGAATGACGGGGTGCCATGTGGCGTAGAATATCATTCACTTGTAAGAGCGGGGTTTGCTGAATGCAGATCCCGTTCTTTGTTCGCTATTAAAGCAAAAGCCCATCGGCAAAGCCGAAGGGCCAATGTATAAAGGAACCGTTTCAATCAGTCCCTTCATGTGCGAGCTGGGTTCTTCGCAGCGCGGCAGCGTATACTTCCAGCTTTTTGCGGTTATCCTCTGAGAGAGTTCTGTACGCCTTTTCAATGTATCGCTCGTCCTCCTCAACACCCGGGGTGTTTCCGAGAACAGCCGTTTTATCCTGCATCTGCGTGTTACCTCCATGGTTCCATTTTTTGTTTTGTTGACCTCGCCAAAGCTCACAAAACAACTGCTCACAACCATATGTTACATCAAACGGTTGTTGCTGTCAACAAATATCAAAAAATTTGATGCTTTTGCAATTTCAACCGAAAGGAGCAGAACGATGAAAAAGAGAACGAACACAGCGTTTTGGGTCGAAAAGGAAAAGCGCTGGTGCATCGCAGTTCAGAAGAACGGCACCCGCAAACGGTTTTACAGCAGCACGCCTGGCCGCACTGGCCAGCGGGAAGCCAACGCAAAGGCCGATGCCTGGCTTGACGATAGCATCAGAGACGGAAAAAAGAAGGTAGCTGCCCTCTATGCCCAGTGGGTAGAAGAACTGAAGCTGACTTGCGGGACATCCTATGTGACACAATGCCAGCGTTACGGGGACTGCTATATCCTGCCGACCTGTGGGAATATCCGCATTGACGAGTTAACAGAGGGCGATCTTCAAAAGGCCATTGACGTTTCGTTCCGGAAGCGCTCACAGAAAAAGAACCAGCGCAAGCCCATCTCAAACCAGCCGTTGAGCCGAAAGACGCTTATGACGATCCGGGCTGCGGAAACCGCCTTTGTCAAGTGGTGCCGAAGGAACAAGTACACGACACTCTACCCCGACCTGTCTATCCCGAAGAATGCCAGGATGGGGAAACGCACAATTCTTCAGCCCACCGCTCTGAAGGTGCTGTTTAGCGTAGACACCCGCACCTACTATGGAAAGCTGGTATTTGATGAATATATCTACGCCTACCGCTTTGCAGTTGCGACCGGCCTTCGTCCCGGAGAGCTGATTGGCTTATGGTATGGAGACATCAAAGGGAACACGGTCAACCTTCGGCGCAGCATCAACGTACACCGGGAACAGACGACCGGAAAAAACGAAAACGCAATCCGCTCTTTTGACATGGGCAAGGAAGCTCGCGAGGCATACGAGGCACAGGTGCAGCTTCTGAAGGCTCAAGGTATGCTTCTGAACTACAATACCCCGCTGTTTCAGATCCCGTCAGAACACGCGCTCTATCGCCGCTGGGAATCCTATCAGGAAGCAAACGGGCTTGAGCCGAAAGTTTCACTTTACGAGCTGCGGCACACCTTTGTCAGTGTTGAATCCAGCGTCCTGACTGACAGCCAGCTGAAGATGCTCGTGGGTCATAGCAAGAACATGGACACTGCCGGAGTGTATCGGCACGAGCTTGACGGTCAGAGGGAAGATCTTGCTGCCGCTACCACCGCGGCATTCAAAAAGGCACAGGCCTGACTCTGGTAACAGTTTTGGTAACACTCTTTTTTGTAAACGTAGCAAAATACATGGGTTACAAACCAACCCCACTACATTTTTAGCAAGTGTTTAGGCGCGTTGCAGATATGTTTTTGACGCCACTCAATCATTTTTTGTTGTTCGACTCCCATCGCCTCCACCAAACAAGAAAAATCCGAACCTGTTTCCGATTGGAGAAGGGTTCGGATTTTTCGTTTTCTTCGGGTACAACAATGAAGGCTCCCGTGGACGGCGCAAACCTCCGATGCCTTGTCGTAGAGCGTAAGCCAATAACAAGATTTGGAGGGTATGATTATGAAGTACGATGAAAGAGCCTGCAAGTTCAACATGGATACTGACTGCGTGGAGCTGCTGCTCCGGGATGGAAGAAAAATTTCCATCGACTGCACCGGGGTCGAGGATGAATTGGACGTGACCATGGCGCAGAGGACGGAATTGGACTACCTTATCTACAATGACCCGCTGAGCTATGCCGATTTGATTCTGAACGGTGACCCGGAGGAATATTTGAAAAATGCAGCCGGGAGCCATGGGCTAGAAGATTAAGGGCAAAAAAATAAGAGGTGTGCCCAAGCGGACACACCCCGGTAAGAAACATCTATGTAAAGCAGGGCGTTCCCTTTTCTGGGAGCGTCCTGCTGTTTTTATGCGGCAACAGGCAAGGCTTGTAGTGCTTCCTGCTCTTTCAGCCATTCCTCATAT